CATCGCCATCGCGGTTTCTTTTAGAACCTCGCTCAGGCCGTTGTATGTCGGTATCAGGCTGGTGGCCAGCGCCTGCGCTTGCAGCGATAGCTCCGCACGCAGCTTGGCTTGCTTGTCCGCATATTCGTCGGCAAGGGCGATTTGCGCCGATGTGAGAATGTTTTGGCGTCCGCCTTCTTCACCAAGCGCCTTTAAGAATGGCAACAGTTCTGCCCCGGACTTGCCTAGCAGGGCCATTGCGACGGCGGCTTTCTCTGGGCCTTCTTTGAAGCCGTTCAGGGCTTTGCCTAGCGTCTCCAGTTGGTCTGCAGACTTGAGGCCTTTGAACTCTTCTAGGTTCAATCCAAGCGCCTTTATCGCGGCGCCGGCTGCCTTTGATTCGTCGTCTACGCCAGTCAATCCTTTTGTAAGCTTTGACGCCGCGCCAACAACCGCTTCCATTGATGTGCCTCCAACAGCGGCTGCCACAGCAAGGCTCGCAAGATTGGCGCTTGTGTCGCCGGTCTTTTCCGCCATGTCTTGAAAGTCGCCAGCCATCTTGGAAAACTTGTCGAACAGGGCGTAAAAGGCCGCGCCAGCAGCTACCGACGCAACGGCTATACCGACCATGGCCGTCTTGATACTGTCACCGATGACAACGCCGCGCCCGTACGCATCGTTCATGGCGCCAGATGATTTGGCGGCGTCCGCCTGTGCTTTCTCTACCTTGCGCAACTCGTTCAGGTATGGTTCAAACTGGGCAGCATCCAAACCCTTGGCTTGGATTTTTAGCTCTAATTTTTCGCTTGCGGTTTTACCAAACTGCTCCAGCGACTTGGTGCTGCGCTCTATCTCGTTGCGGATGCTTGCTCCGGCCCTGGTGAACTGTTGCGCGCCCTTGTCTGCCCCCGCGCCTATGCCGTCAACCGCGGTGCCTGCCTTTCCTGCCGCGCCCGCAATGCCGGTGGCCATCTTGTCGGCTTTGTCGCTTACGCGATCGAAAGCAGTTTCAGCACCTTCTGTGCTGACTACGACTCTGCCGGTGATTTCGAGGTCTGACATTAAGTGGTCTCAGGTTCCCCCGCCTTGCGGCGGAGGGGGTTGCTTTGCAGTTAGGCGTCGTCGCTCATTTGTATGAGCGCGGCGGCTTCCATCGTTCTGACGTCCGAGAATGTTGGTTCCCAGTCGTCGGGGTCTAGCCGGTCAAGTAGCGGGTACAGGGCTTCGTATCGCAAGCCGGTGCGCCCGCCCATACCGCTGGTGTTCCATTGGGTTTGCAGCGTGCAAAAAATATTGAATGCAGGCCAGTTTTCTGGCCAGACTTCGACCGCAGCGGCCTCATTGGCTGCCACTGCGAATATGTTGAAGCCGACCATTGCTATGGGCGGTGCTGTGGATGCCGCCTTTGCGTAGAACGCGCGGGCGGCAGCTTCTAGGTTGTCAGCTTTCCCTCGACGCACGCATCGCGGTAGGCGGCCATCAGTGCGACCGAGGCGGCCGGGTATTCGTTGGACAGGGCCAGCAGGTTTTCGCGGGTGAGTTCAAAGTCTAGGTTCCACGAATCGAGTGCGGCCAACAGGTGATCGGCGTTTTTGTCGCCCATCTTTGCGAACAGGGCTTTGAAGTCGGGGGTGCCTTCGGTCTTGGCTTCGCCAGCGTCTTCAAACATCTTGTTCATCATCTCGCCAAACCCTGTGCGCGTGCGGTATTTGTAGGTGGCTTTGATTGCGCCATCAGTGCCGTCTGGCGCGGTGAACTTGACGACGATTGGTTTGAAGTTGGTGGGCGTTTTGCCCAGTACGATATTTGCCATGGTTATTTTGCCTTCGCAGAGAGTTGAAAATTGCCCGTGCCCAGCCCGTGCTCCCTGCGAAGAGAGACACGAGCCGGGTCGGTGCCTGGGGTGGCTTGCGCCGGGATTAGCTTGGGTAGCCGACGAACAGGCCCAGGAAGCTCAGAGTCAACTTGACGGTGACTGCAGAGCCCTTGGCGATGTTGGGCATTTGCGCCAGCTGCGCATTGCCGTAGCCGTAGCCGGTTTGGCCGCCTGCCAACAAAAACTTGAAGGCCACGGGCTGGCTGAGAGCGCGACTGATTTTATTCAGCGCAATCTGTGAGGCCTGGGTGGGGTCGTAACCCAGCGTCAAATCAAGGCCAGACGCCTCAAACCCGGCTGGCATTTTGATTGCGTTGCGCTTGGCCAAGGGCGCAATATCGACGTTTTTTGCACCGCCGCCGGATGGGGCAATGTCAAGCACCTGAGCAATCTCTACCCAATTGGTGACTTTTTGCAGCGTGCCCGTGCCCGTGCCTGTGGAGAACCAACTGACGTTGCTGGAGTCAAGCCCGCTGACGTTTAGCGTATTGGTGGCAACGCTGGCGGCTTTCCAGACGGCGTTGGTGGCGTCTTCCCATCCCGACATGAAAAGCAACTCGTCATTGTTGGCAAAGCCGTGCGCGGTTGATGTGACCACGGCCGGGTCAGCATTGCTGATTGCCGTGACTGGCACCGCAGTGCCAAACGTGGTGGAGAAAAGGAACTTGCTGCCTTCTGCTAAGAGGTACATTTGGGTCTTTCTCGCTCAGTATATGAGCGTAAGGTTTTGTCCGCAACGGACGTAAAAAAACCCACCTCCATTGCTGGAAAGCGGGTTGCTGTAAGCCCATGCGGGCACGAAAAAGCCAGCGGATTAGGCTGGCCTTTTTGTTTGGATTCTTTTAGTGTGTGGCTCTTGCTTCAGCAGATAGGCTTTCCTTGCTGCTGATAATTTGGCTTTGTGCTCTTCCGAGAACTTCATTCCTTTTTTGGCTTCACTCAGCTTTTTCTTATGTTCTTCAGACAATGGCATCCACACTCTTGTCTTTGCTGATTCGACTAGCTTTTTTCTAGTTTCTTCACTCACTACTCTGCCTTTAAAGAAAGCAGACATTTTTTCTCGGTATTCTTTGCTTCTGGGTTTCCTAACTGCAATTTGCGCTTCAGCAACTTTTTTCCTAAAGTCATCAGTCGCCCACAACTTCTTTGCTGCCCTACTCTTAGTGGCCTTGGCTTCTTCTGTTTTTGCAGCTACCTTCATACCTTCAGTTCGGCGTCTTCTACTTTCGGGGTTGGCCCATGCTTTCAACTGGCTATCACTAAGTCTTTTTAAATACTTTGGATCTCTTAAATTCTTCTGCATTGATTCTTTAATCTGAGCCATTAACTGCTCTGAAAGCTGACCCCTTGAACCACCTGATTTGATGTTGTATCCGTTCGGTGCAGAAGATCCAAAATCACGAATTAACTTTATTTCTAGAGCGTCTAAATCGTCTTTATTAGCGCCCCACGCTACAACTTCAAATGAAAAGCTTTCTCTCCCGTACAGTGCAATCGCAGAACCAAGCGCTTTACATCTACTGTTCTTTGAATTGCAGTGTGCAGACCACCTAACAGAGACTCTCTGGATTGTTTGGCCCACGTACTTTTTACCGTTTACTTTGTTAGTTATCAAGTAAATGCAGCCATACCCGCTAGAATTTGCATAAGCCATGCTGTTGTTCCTTTCCAGAACAATGATTTGGCTAGAAGCCTCCTTGAATTCCCGTCCTTGGAGGCTTTGCTATTTTACCAAACCACACTGTTTTTGTGAACAGTTTTAATCACCTATCGGCAAATATTTCAAAGAATTGCTGACACCCGTAAACGTCTGGGGCTTCTTCATCTCGGTCAACTGGTTCGCCTGTTTCGGTTGCTACAAATAACGGGCAAGCGCGAATCGCGTCAGCAACTTCTTTATTGATCTGAATCGCCTCCAGTAGTGTCTTGGACCACACGCTCACCAGAATCAGCGGCTTACGTTTCCCAGAAGATGTGTTGTCCAAATAGACAAAGCTCTCGCCGCCTTGCCGATCCCAAATAATGTACGGATTTGCAGTTCCGTTAGGAGCTTTACGCGGGAATACTCGCGGACACTTCGTCAACAGCAGGGTCTGCAGGTCGTTTTCAAGGCTCATTTTTTTGTTACCTCAGCCAGAAAGCGGCGTTTGATGGCATCACGCACCTGGGATCTGGTTTCTGCCACTGAGCGGCCAATAAATGATTGCGCGGACGAGTGGCTGGTGCCCAGCTCAACCATGAAGCCATAGGGCGCCTTGGACTTGTTCCAACTCACCTCATACGCGCTGACATCTTTGAATGACCGCGACTCACTGAACACCTGATAGATTGAATCGCGCAGGTTGCCCGGGCTGTAGGGGCCATACACAGCGTTGGTGCCATAGAACATGTGGGTAGCGTCCGATACGGGCGCATGTTGCCTGGCGCGGTCATAAATTACCTGCACGCCGGCCTGTGCCGCAGGGCGCGTGGCGGCCTGCAGTTGGGCGGTGGTGGCTTGCAGTTGTTCTTTGAACTTGGCCACGTTCATGGTAATGGCGGCTGGCATTAGGCTACTACCTCGCAAACCAGGTCAATAAACTCGTGGCGGCGCAGGTCTGGCATGACAGCGCCAATTTCATACACCACCGCGTCCACCCACACGCGCATGCCGGCGGTTATGCCTGCGATCCAGCGCACGCGGATGCTGGCCTTGACGATAGATGTGAGCGTGTTGGCCTTGATGGCCTCGGCACCACTGGTGTGGCGCACGTTGGC